CCCTTCTATGTTTCCTTGGATCGGAGTCTCCTATATCCAAGTACTTAAGAAAAGTCGAATCATCATCCGTTTTTAATCTTCTTGCCGAACTTAACATTCCTCTTGCAGATGTATTCGCTTTTGATAACTTCTCTGCCCATATCATATCTTCTAATGGAACCTCCGTTCCTGCTGCTATTGATCTACAAATTGCTTCAAGTCGCAAACGATATTGAGTGGAAAGCATAAGGCATATATTAAATTTTTTTTATTTATAGAGACATTTTAAATTTAGCATAAGGTATAGACCTAGCATCTGCAATTTCACTAGATAAAACCACATGCATTTGCCCTAAAACTTCATCCCAAGTGTAATTTCTCATTGTTCCCCAGTGATAATTAAACCCCTTAAATCCCCATCTTTGCACTTCAGTACAGGCTATTAGAGGAAATTCATCATATCTAATGTTGGGTGTTTTTGCTCTGTATATAAAAGTATAGTAATTTCCTGGTTCGGGAACAATTTCAATATCTGTTAACGCTTCTGTAATCTTTAGCATGAGATCATCAGCATCTTCTAGACCTGTCATTTCATCAACTATAGGTTGTAATCTACTCATACCCCTAAATGATCCTCTGTTAAAATTTTAAAAGTTAAACTTCTATCAAGACAATATTCTTTTGCTGCTTTCCATTTTGCTTGATTCTTAGCATATTCATATACTTCACGGACATATGCTTTAGTTTTTCTCTTTTTAACTTGTGGTTCTATACACTGCTTCTTTGGTTTCACCTCTATAATATACTTTTTAATCTGACCAGTGTTCTCACGAACTTTAATATAAAAATCTGGAAAATACCTGTGAATACGGTTATCCAAAGGACTACGATATGGGATAATTATCTCTTCACTACCCCATTCTAGTATGTTTGGATTCTTATCACAGTACTTCATAAACTTGCGTTCCCACAAACTACGATAAATAATGTTTAGATGGTTCCCTCTATACTTTTCTATATTAATAGGTCTGAACTTACCTGAATAAGCCATCGTACTATAACCTCTAAAGGTATTTATTGTGTCAAGAGACGGATCACCAAGAGTAAGAAGAATATCAGATGTTCTACCGTTGTTTACAAAAGTAGCAACGACTAATCATTATGAGTTATCATTTCCAGCAATGCCTTGGCAATTGTTGACCTATATTAAGTTAAAGAGTGAAGATACTATAGATAACGCATTTGTCTTCAGAGATCTAGGTTTATTGTGTAAAGGTGCAGCATTACCTGGAACTGCATATGCTACAGCTCAGATTAATGGTAACTATATGGGTATTAATCAAAAGTATGCTCATACAAGAATATACACAGATGCATCATTTACTTTCATGGTTGATGATGATTATAGAGTAATTAGATTCTTTGAACTATGGCAAGAATTTATATCAAGTGGATCAAGCACTATGAGAAATAGAAAAGCATATTATCATAGAATGCAGTATCCTTCAGAATATAAGTGTGATACTTTAAATTTAAAGAAATTTGATAAGAATCATGGTAATAGTATAGATTATACTTTCCTAAATTCATTTCCAGTTAATATCACTCCTGTTGCGGTTAATTACGATACAGCTCAAATCTTAGAAATATCGGTTTCATTTGCTTATGATAGATATTACTTTGGTAATCTTAGAAGACAAGATACTAGGACTAATCAAGGTAGTGGCAATCCCAACAACCCATATCCAGCTAGTTTCTTAGACCATGCAGGTAATGCTGTAGGTAATACTCCTACAACTGGTACCAGCGATCTCGCAAAAACTGGTAATTCAGGTGGTACTTCATATCCAGGATTAGAAAATGGTGACATTGTTCTTGATCCTAATAAAGAATATAGTGATTCTGAGACAATGAAGATCCTTCTGACATCTCCAGATAATAATGGTGGTTTACCTAAAGAATATATCGCATAAATGTGTTATAATATAAGGTAGTGTTTATTATTATATGGGACTTGCTAAAGATTTAAAAGTAGGAACTAAACAATCTCACTCTGCTGCAGAGAATACTAAGTTTGTTTCTTCCTTTCTTCGTGGTGTAGTAAACAAAGAAAAATATAGACAACTTGTTGCTAACTATTATTTCATATACCACACTATAGAGTCAGAGGTTAGAAGATTAAAAGATGATCCTCTCGTTGGATCTTTAGATATTAAAGAACTTTACCGTCATGATGCATTAGCAAAGGACTGTGAATACTTCTTTGGTGCTGACTGGAGAGATAACATTTATCCTTCAAAAGCATGTCAACAATACATTGATCGTATTGGAAAGGTTGCCCATGAAGAACCAGAACTTCTCATAGGACATCATTATACAAGGTATCTTGGAGATCTATCTGGTGGACAGATTCTTAAGAATATTGCAGAGAAAGCATTAAAGTTAACTGATGGAGGTCTAGACTTCTATGAGTTTCCTGATATAGAGAACAAAAAAGAATTTAAAAACACATATCGTGCTACACTAAATAAGATGCCTGTGACACAATCACAAGTGTCTGCTATCGTTACTGAAGCAAATTACGCATTTCGTTTAAATATGTTCATGTTTGATGAATTGGATGGTAATGCGTTTAAATCTGCAGTTGCTTACTTCTGCGGAGTACTTAGAGGAAATACTGATGCCATTACCTAAAATTGTTACCCCGACCTATACATTAACTATTCCTTCGTCGGGTAAAAAAATTACATATAGACCTTTCCTAGTCAAAGAAGAAAAAGTTCTTATCATGGCAATGGAAAGTGATAATATGGATCAAGTTGGTAGAGCAATTAAAGATGTTCTATCTGCATGTATCAATACTCGTGGAATTAGAGTAGATAAATTATCCACATTTGACATTGAATATCTATTTCTTCATGTTCGTGGTAAATCTATTGGTGAAACTATTGAGGTCATGGCAACTTGCCCTGATGATGGTCAAACTAAAGTTCCTGTAACAGTAAGTATTGATGAAATACAAGTTAAGATTGATCCAGAGCATAGTAAAGATATTAAATTAGATGAAAAGTTAACTCTTAGGATGAGATATCCTTCTCTTACTGAGTTTGTTAATCAAAATTTTGGAGAAAAAGATCAAGTAACTGCATCATTTGATGTTATTGCTTCTTGTATAGACATGATTTATACAGATGAAGAAACATGGTCTGCAAAAGATCATTCTAAAAAAGAATGGGTTGCATTTGTAGAGACATTGCCATCAAATGCATTTAAGCAGGTAGAAAAGTTTTTCAATACCATGCCTAAATTAGAGCATACTGTTACAATTACTAATCCCAATACAAAGATGGAGAGCGATGTAAAGTTGGAGGGTTTAGCAGCTTTTTTCAGTTAGCGATGTTGCACCAAGATATCGTGGCGTTTTATAAAATTAATTTCGCCTTGATGCAGCATCATAAATACAGTTTGAGTGATATCGAAAACATGATTCCGTGGGAACGAGATATATACATTAATCTCCTCCAACAATATATTGAAGAAGAAAATCTAAAAAACCAACAAGCTAGAGGCTAATGTCGGTACAAGCAAGTAAAGTATTTCCAAAATCTAGTAGAACTGATAGACAACGAGCATCTACTGATAGGGATTTTGCTGGAAATTCTAAGGAGGATTCAAAAGCATTTATAGGACTTAGTAAAAATCTTTTTGCGATTCATAAGAATTTAGGAGCAATTGCTGATTTACTGCAAACACAAGCATTAAATGAGAAAAAAGAAGATGATGCAGAATTAAAAAAACAACAGAGAGACGAAGATGCAAGGCAAAAATCTGGGGCAGAAAAAGCACTTGAAGGGGTTTTAACTAATGCAGTACTAAAACCGATACAGAAGATGAAGGACACTACGGCAGGTATATTTGAACGACTAGTCAAAGTGCTTGGTGCATTGGGTTTAGGTACGATTGCTGTGAAAGGTCTAAAAGGTATAGAAGCTTGGATGGAGGGAGATAAAAGTATTCTTGAGCAATTAGAAAAAGATATTAAAACAATATTAGGTGTAGCTGCTGGAGTATTTCTTGCAATTAATGTTGGATTACCACTTATTTCATCTGCAATAGGAACTGTAATAGGTAGTATTGGAGTGGGTGGAGCATTTAAAGGAGTGTTAGCATTACTAGGAAATCCTTATGTTTGGTTAGGAATTATTGCTGCTGTAGGTATAGCATATACAGGAACAGAACTTTATAAGTTTTTAAAAGGTGAATATGGTCCTGATGGAGAAGGTATTGGATCTTACGCTCCTATTAACCAAGAAGCAATTGCAGAAATTCAAGAAGTTGGTATGGAACAATACCGAATAAATGAGAGAAACCGAATTGATAATTTACTTCAAGCAGATCCAAGTTTGGTAAATGAAAAAACTGGTGAGATGAAAAATGATGCTGAACTCGCAATTATGAGCATGACCAATGATAATGCAAAATTATTAATGGCTTATAATAATAGACTCAGGATGTCTCATACTGGTAATTGGGATCAATGGGATCCTAAAAATATGTCTGAAAAGGATACGCAGTTATTCAATACTATTCCAAAACTCATTGAAAATTTTAGAAGTGAATGGTCTAAGTTTTATTCACTAGCACAGGAAATAACTGCATTAATGGATGGTGCAAGAACCTTTGAAGAGGTACCTGATAATATAATGACAAAAATTGATGCAATGATGGTTGAGCAACAACTTCACAAGGATAATATGATTAAGTATCTCGATGCTGTTAAAGCATCAAGAAAGAAGATGTCAAATGATGGTAAAAATTATCTAGATGCTATTTTAAGAAAAAATGATATGGGTAATTTACTTTATAATGCTGATTGGTGGGGTAAAATGGTAATGCCAGGTCCTATTCTAGATGCAGTTCAAGTTAAAGAAGGTCTTACACCAGGATTAAGAAAATTAGCAATCAATACTTTTAATAATCTAGGTGAAATGAATACAGATCTTGTTGAAGACATAGAAAGAATGCCAGAAGGAAATCCAGTATTAATGGGTGAAGATACTAATTCTCTTTCTCAAAATAATGAAAATTCTGATCTAGATATTTCCTCAAGTGCTAATGCTTTTACGAATGAAAATTTGTCATTAGCAAATCAAATTAGCGATTATGATGCTTTTAATGAGAAATTCAATATAGTTCCATTTGATATTAGTCAGGATGATGCTAATGTTGATTCTGATATAACTTCCACTAGTTTCTTTGCTGAAACAGATTTACCAGCTTTTTCAATTTTTGATAATGATAATTTTTATAGAGATTTGGCTCAAAGTAATTATGGAGTCTATGACTAATGGCAACTTTAATGCCTACTAAGGATCAAGCACTAGAAATTGGTGCTGGCATTCTTGCTATCAGAGAGACAACTCAAGGTATTCGTAAATCTTTAGGAAAGGAAGTTAAAAGAGATAAAGCCGCATCTAAGAAGAAACAAGGATTTCTCCGAAGAATGTTTGCGAGGAAAAAGAAGGCAGATGCAGAGAAAATGATTGAAGCAAAGAAGAAGAAAAATTTTATGGGAAAAGGAGTAACAGCTGTTGCAGCTGCAGGTAAATCTTTCGTGGAAAGACTATTTGGTGCTGCTGGTGCATTATTAGTTGGATTTCTTGTTGTTAATTTACCAAAAATTATTGAAGAAGTAAAAAAAATTGTTGAGTGGTTACAAAGTGTAAAAGATTGGGTAGATAATTTTGTTGATAAAGTAACAGAAGTTAGTGATGTAATTATAAACACAGTTAAAGAATGGATATCCAATATAAAAGAAATGTTTGGGTTTGAAGAGAAGAAAGATGAGATTGAGAAACAGATGGAAGAGGGTAAAAAAGTTGCTGAGACATTAGAAAAAGATTGGAATGCAGATCAAGAAAGAATTAAAAAAGATATAGAAGAAGCAAAAAGAGAAGGTGAAAGGATAGTTGATGGTTTACCAAAATCTGATCAAGAGGTTGTTGAAGAATCTAATGCAAGAGTTAATGAAATAAAAGCTTTACAAGAGCAAAGAGATTCGGGAAAAATAACACAACAACAATATGAAGCAGAGGTTGATAAGTTGTATGAAAATGAGAATATTGGTGATTCTAAAGAGTCACAAATATTAAGTAACCAAATTGATAGAAACGAATTAAGTCCTTCTGAATTTTTTGGTACTAATCAATATGGTGATGATAGTACTGGTGAAGGAGAAGAAGAAATCAATACTGATCTTGAAAAACTTGATGATAATGTAAATTTAGAGGGAACCAACACAAATGAGAATAAAGATCTCTCTTTACAGAATAATGGAGGAGTTAATTTTGTCAGCACTAATAACTCAGGCACAGAAAATGGGGAAGAA